GGGAGTTTGCAGAGAAGTATCTCCATAAGGGCGAGAAAATCGCATTAACCGGGAGGATCCAAACGGGCAGTTTTGACGACAAGGACGGGAAGAGGGTATACACCACGGATATAGTCGTAAATTCGCATTACTTCTGTGAATCCGCAGGAAATTCACCTGCAAGAGCGTCCACCATAGACGAAAACGACTTTATGAGCATTCCCGACGGAGTGGGAGACGAAGGGCTGCCGTTTAACTAGGGGGGATTTATGGATAACTTTGTGACGGAAATTATCCCATACGGACACGAAAATGCAATTACCCGGGCGGAGTTGGCCACTCGCCTGGGGGAAAGCGACAGAGTGATAAGAGACGGGATTAACAAATCCGATGAATTAATCATCAACCTGCAGGACGGGAAAGGGTACTTTAAGCCTTTACCGGAAGAAGGGCATTTAGTGAAAGCGTGGATAAAGCTGTTCGAGTCGAGAGTTAAGGACGAGAGCAGAAGATTAAGCCTTGCGAGAGAGTGGCAAAGAGAAGCGATTTAATAAAAAAAGAAAGGGGCAGGGTTGGTGCCGCAATACTATAGTTCCCCTTTTGAGACATGAAAAAATTAACGGTAAATGAATTATTTGCAGGTATCGGAGCATTCCGAAAGGCATTAATCAATCAAAATATCCCACATGAAATTGTGGGGATAAGCGAGATAGACAAGTATGCGATTAAGTCATACGAAGCGATGTACGGAGAAACAAGGAACTACGGGGATATAAGCAAGATAGAACGACTGGACTATGCGGATCTATGGACTTATGGATTTCCGTGTCAGGATATTTCCTTGGCTGGGGATATGAAAGGCATAGTCAGGGAAGAGACGAGAAGCGGTCTGCTCCATGAGGTGGAAAGGCTTTTAGAGGTGGCAAAGGAAGAGGGTACTCTGCCTAAGTTCTTGATAATGGAGAATGTGAAAAATCTTGTGTCAAAGAAGTTTATAGGAGATTTCCAAAGATGGATAGACAAGCTTTCCGACCTTGGCTATACGACTGAATGGAAAGTACTGATAGCTTCTGATTATGGGATTCCGCAGAGAAGAGAACGAGTGTTTGCAGTATCTGTAAGAAAGGACAAAGGGGGGTACAGCTTTCCGGAACCTATGCTGCTTGAAAAGAAATTCAGAGATTTATTGGAGGAAGAAGTAGAAGGAAAGTATTTCTTGCGAAAAGAAATGTTTGAGTATTTCGAAAGGCATTCCAGAGAGTGCGGAGATAATTTCATCCAAGAAAAGACTTGTAATCAAGTAGGGATGCTTGTGGGGGACAAGTGGGCAAAGCAACATGAACGATCGAGCCGTGTATGGGGAACTGATTCGCTTTGTCCAACTCTAACAACTTGTACCGGTGGGGGGCAAGAGGTAAAAATCATTGTGCAGGAAGCCACAAAGAAGGGCTATGCCATAGACGAAAAGGGCGATTCCATAGATATAGCTTACATCAATCAAAATAAGCGAAGGGCGAGAGTGGATAAGGAAAGGGCACACACAATAACCACTTCCCCACAGATTGGAACGCTTACGGATCATGGCGTGCGGAAACTAACTCCTAGGGAATGTTTCCGGCTGATGGGATTTAGTGATGGCGACTTTAACAAGGCACAAGCGGTATGCAGCGACACACAGTTATATAAGCAGGCAGGTAACAGCATTGTAGTGCAGGTGTTAGAGGGGATTTTGAAGAACTTAATAGAAGAGGTGGAAGAATGAAAAAAAGAATACAGTATATTTGCGAAATGTGTGGAACTGGATATTCCACAAAGGAAGAGGTAGAAGGATGTGAAGCATCACACGAGAAGAATGTAAAACTTACTAAGTTTGAGTATGTGCATGGCAGGGTAATGCCTAAGTATGTGTATGTTGAAAATGCGGATGGCACAATTAAAGCGAGATATCAATTAATCGGAATCTGGGATTCACGCAATACCGGCAAGAACTAGAGGTGTGAACATGACAATGAAAGAACTGAAAGAACTTAAATGCAGAGAGCAGAAAAAGGTTGTAGTAGTTGAAGATGGAAGTGATGATTTTAGGACATTATGCAAGTGCCCTACCTGTGATAAAGGGCTTAACGTGTTTGATAGATTCGACTACTGCCCTTACTGTGGACAGAAGCTAGATTGGAGTGTGCTGGATGATTGAGATGAAATCAGTATCCGAAGATGGAGAAAAGCGGATATACAAACGATAAGGAGGTCGTAAACATGAAACTGGAAAAAGAAGCATTGCAACTAATAAACGCCTGTTTACAGGTGGATTTTTTTAGAGAAAGCACAATTCCGGAATTAAAGGAAGCATTGCCGGAGATGGCGGATTCCATCTATGAGGTAGCGGAAAAAATGGATGAGTTTTTCGAGCTGATAGAGAAAAAAATAATGGAAATTGCAGATAAACAAGCGGAGGAATTTGCCAATGGTTGAGATAACAGAGAAATACCCAGCGAATGTACACTTGGATAATGTAAATCATCCTAGCCACTATGAAACAGGGAAAATTGAGTGCATTGATGTAATGCTAGAGACACAGGGAGAAGAATCAGTAAAGGCGTTCTGTATCTGTAATGCACTTAAGTATCTGTATAGACACAAGAGGAAAAACGGCGTTGAGGATGTGGAAAAAGCTAGATGGTATATTGACAAGTACCTTGAAATTGAAAAGGGGGGAAGAGATATGCAAAAAGTTGATTTAAGACTTCTGAGTAGACAAACAATGGCACGGGCTAACGCAGTTGCATACTATGCGGAAAAAGCACGGAATGCGAAAAATGAAGCGGAAAGAGTCATGAATTTAAGACATGTAATTGAAGGTATCGAAGTGTTGATAAAAACTAAGGCGATTTTAGAAGAGGGGATAAAACATGACAATTAACGAATATCAGAAAGAAACACTTAGGACAGCGAGGGGGATGAATCATAAAGATACGCTTGATAAGATCATGAACGGAGTACTGGGACTCACGGGAGAAAGCGGAGAAGTCGCCGACATGCTAAAAAAGCATTGCTATCAAGGGCACGGGCTAGATACAGAGCACATGGCAAAAGAACTAGGAGACATCGCTTGGTACATTGCTTTCACTGCTGACGCTCTAGGCTACGACTTAGAAACAATCCTGGAAATGAATGTAGACAAGGTTAGGGCACGCTATCCACATGGCTTTACGTGCGAAGACAGCTTGCACAGGAAGGAAGGCGATGTATAGCCATGAAGCCTTTGTTCTCGTTCCAGCTTGCCTTAGAATCCGCAAAACCTTAAAATATAAGCGGTACTTAAAGGAACGTGATAGAGGTGGAACGGATGGACTGGGGTAATGAAAAAACACAAGTGAAATGCCCTTTTTATATATCCCATACATACCCAAGGGGGAGAGGGGCGACAGCGATAGCGTGCGAGAAATTACCGGATATAGAAAATTCCTGCACTATGCGGATATGCTTTACCAAAAAAGCGGAACTCGTGAAATACATGGATAAATACTGCAAGTGCTTTTCCTATCAGAAATGCCCGCTATATCGCCACATATCGGAAGAGATGGAGAGAGAAGATGACAAAGAAAGAGCAGGAAGAGTTAAAAAGGCAAAATTTATTGTATAAGAAAGTGAAGGAAGCAAGCGACAGAAAAAGCAAGGAGATCCGATTCTGGGAAAGACGAGCGGAGCACTGGGGAAGGCTGAAAGCTGACAAGGACAGGGAACTTGACAAGATGGCGGTAGAACTCCGGCACAGTCAAGCCCTATGCGGTATCTTCTTAGAAAAGCTAGGCGGAAAAACATCCATAGAGGGAAAAGAATGGCAAGAAGCCATTAGGGAAGGAAGGGACGTCACGGCGTGCACGGATGAAAAGGGAAGCTTCACCTTCTTTATTGCTGGGGACAAGGTAACGGAAGAAGGTTAAAATGCTCCTAGAGAAAGGGGGCACATCGTGAAGAAAGCAAAGACCGATTCAAAAGAAAAGAAAAGCCGAAGATCGCTTATAGATGACTATAAAACGCCAGAGATGCTTATATATCTTGAAGACCTAAAAAGGCAAGGGATGACTGACGAGGAAATAGCGGGGAAAATAGGGATTACTGCAAGGAATTTTGCGTATTGGAAGGCGAAATGTAAAGAGATACGGGAAGCGGTAAAAAACGGTAAATTCGTGTCGAATGCTCAGGTGGTGAATGCCCTTTTTAAGGCGGCACTCGGGCACGTGGTGAAAGTACCGACTATTCTTAAAGACAAGCAAAGCGGAATTCCCTTAGTCCGTAAAAAGGACGGGGAAATAGGGCTTATGACAGGAGAAGAAGGGGAAGAAACGATAGTATATGACGACTATCTGTATATCAAGCCTGATGTGAAAGCAATGATTTACTACCTTGCGAATCGGTGCTATGAAGAATGGCGAATGAACCGAACGGAAGAAGTAGGATCCGAAAAGGCATCGCCCGGAGTGGTGGAAGTGGTCGTAAGAAATGGCGGACTTGAGGAGTTGGAAAGAAAAGCGATAGAGGAAGCAAAAAAAAGAGATGCAGAAGCAGAGAAGAAGGCAGGATAGACCCGCCTTCTTTCTTTGATTTCAGAACTTTTTTATGTGGAAGGAAATAAAAAAAGAGCCTAGGCCCTTTTTCTATTGTCGTCTAATTCATCGATTGCATTGAAGTCCATATAGTCACGAAGGATAACCGATTCATAAGCGTTATGATAGTCTTGAATCTTTCTTTTATTAATTCCCTCGTAGTCGCTGGAAGTAGTTCCGTCATAGTAGTGCACTGTAAACCATAAAGTTTTTTCTGTTCTCTTTACTACTGTTAAGATGTAAGCAAGTCTTTCTTTATCAAAATAATCACTGTAGTAGAAAACTCCGTAGCTCTTGCCAACTTCGAATTTCTTTCTATTAGTAGTCATTTTGTACCTTCTTTCTGCCCTATGGGCTTGTGCCTGTCGGCTTGCTTTCTTTACTCTGTACACAGTATAAAACAACGTAAAACGTTTGTCTATTGACAGATTTAACAAATATGTACACAGTAATTTGTGCAACATTACTCTGTACAAAGTATTTTATCTATGCTATACTATTGCCAGAGGTGAAAAAGATGGAGAATAGAAAAAAATATGACTACGATGTAGCCTATAGAAAAGAGAAGATTAAAAGGATTCCGCTCGATGTACAAATTTCCGAGTACGACGCATTAAAGGAGCAAGCGGACAGCGTGCCGATGAACACCTTTATCAAGAAAGCCCTTAATTCCTACACAGGGCAAGAGATATTTAAGGTGTAGGGGGGCGAGTATGGAAGATTTGCGGTTTGAGTGGGATGAGAAGAAGAACGAAATTAACATCAAGAAGCACGGTGTTAGCTTTGAAGAAGCAAGTACATCATTTTATGACGATTTAGCTATCATCATCCCCGATGAAAAGCATTCAGAGGACGAGGAGCGCTTTACACTTATCGGAAAGAGCGAGAACAACCGTATCTTATATGTATCGCATTGCGAAAGAGTCGGGGGAGTTATTCGGCTGATTTCTGCAAGAAAAGCGATGACTAGAGAAGTTAAAGAGTATTTGAGGAGGTAAAAGATGGGAAAAGTTTTACAAGATGACGAAATGCCCGAATTGACAAGCGAAGATTTCAAAAAAGCGGTTAGAAACCCGTATGCGCAGTATTTCAGAGAGAAAGATTCCCTTATAGTACCTGATAAGGCGGTAGAGTACCTTATAAAGCAAGCGACAGAGACGGGCACAGACTGGCGAACGCTTGCAAATTTCTATTTGATGGATGTTGTGAATAATGGGAAAAAAATAAAAATAGAATAATGCGAACATAAGTTTGTGTTTAAAAGAGGGTTCGACACCCTCTTTTTTTATTGCTTGGGTATAAATCCCCTCTTTTTGCTATGAAAGAGTGAAGAAAGGGGGATTTTATGGAAGCAATTTGGACGCCACAACCTAAGCAAGCCTTGATGATGGCACGACCG